GGGATGGAAGATCCCCGTATTATTTCTGCACTATTTATTTTTCTGAAAATGGCATATTATAATGTGCTGATCAACATGTATAAATCACTCTTACCTGATACCGTTTGTATCCGCTTTTCCGATATTTTAGTTCCCAGTTATTTTCGTTATAAGTCTTCCATTCCGTCTCTACACTCATGTCTTCGCTTAACTCTCGGCCCATATTTGCACTCAGTGGTGCATCACCTGCCTGTGACGTCAAATTATCCACAATATCTTTTTTCTCTACAAAGGATGATAGTGCACTCTTTATTTCATTGATTGCATACACTAAATTCTCTTTCGATATTGTTGCGAGGCTGTCTAAGTTTCCCATATTGCTCTTAACATTCTTCAACTGCTCATTCACAGTTTTAAATGGACTTTCAATGTATTTTCCATAAAAATGCTGCAATCCTGTCCAACTCAAATATTTCCTTCTATCACACTCCTTTACGCTTTACGCGGTAAACAATGAATCAATCTCTGAGTTTGAAATGCTTTCTACAGTAGG